GGCCGCGTACCGAAGGCATGAAAGGAGCGGAAAGAACTCCTAGCGCCTGGGGCTACCTACGTGCCGCGGCCCGCTGCGTAGGCGGTGCGCCCAAGGTCCCTTGCGCGGCCTGCTGCTCACGCACCCGATCCACGACCCGGTACCAGTTCGGGAAATCGTGAACCTCTAGCACGGCCTCGATGTCGATCGCGCCCATGGCGTACAGGGCGTCGGCTTCCGCGATCCGCTGCCCACGCGACACGTTCAGGGAATCGCCCGCGTCGATCAGGATCTGGAACCGGCCCGGCACACGGCCTTGGGAGCTGGGGTCGTAGAAGTGGTTGTTGCGAAGCATGAGGGCCGTCTTGTCACCCTCGGGGCCTACGAGTTGCACGATCCGAGGGGCGTCGTAGAACTCCACGATCATCGACGCGGCCTTTTCGCCGCCAGCGCCGATCACCATGCCCAGGTTGCGAAGCATCTTGCGGATGCGAACGAACGCGGCCTCTTGCACCGCGTCGATCACACCCTGCGCGTTGCGGCCGGTGGGTGACGCTCCACGTACGACCGCTGACAGACCGGAGATCCGTTCCATCTCACCGATCAGGAACCGGACCAGATCCGACGAGATTTGCGGGTGCATCTGCGGCGGGGTCAACCACTGCGGGGACGAGCCGGGGTTGGTGGTCAGGCGCTCACCAGGCTTGTTCGTGACCTTCGTACGGGAGATCCCGGACCGCGAGTCATCGACCATGATCGGGTTGCCCATGAGGTCGATGTTGTGCTCGGTCGCGGCCAGGATCCGGTTGATGGACCGTTGCGCTGGCATGAGCATTTCGACCATCGACTTGCCGTACCACTCGCCGGTTTCCATCGGGACGTACCGGTCGTAGGGGTGCCGACCGTGGGACCACATGTCGTCGGCCATCGAATCGAACACGACCCGGTTCGACGCGACCGCCACGTACCGCCAACAGTCGTACGGGGCCTGGTCGTCCGATTCGGGGTCCTCGCACGGCACACGCAACCACGCTTCCAGGAGGGTCACACCGGGGTCGTCGGTGACACTGACCCGACCCTGACCCGGAAGGCCGTACGACGGGGACGTGGACGGCGACATCGCGCCAGGGTTGGCCTTCGCCGGCTGGTCACGGGACGACTGGTCGATCTTCGTGGGCTGGCGGTCCACGTCCAACGTGAACAAGTTGTCGTTGATGCGATCGAGTGAACCAGGGAACCGGCGTTCCAGCTCCTGCGCCGAGATCGTCCGGGCCTCGATGATGTAGTTCAGGTCATGGTCGGAGGTGGCGTCCGGGTCCGGGTAGATCGCGAACGGGTCCACACGGCGCATCACCGCGTTGCCGTACCCCTTGAACGCGGAGCGATCCCACGTGGTCTTCAGGTACCCGACGCCGTAGATCAGACCGTCCCAGGCGAGCATTTCGATGTCCCGGTCGATCTTGTCGACCTGCCACGTCGCCTTCATGGTCGTGGTCAGGTCATCGGCCAAGCGTGCCATGGTCTCGTACCACGGGTTGAGGGGATCGACCAACGGGGCGGCGTCGAACGTCGGGGCCTTGTCGGTCATCCACGCCACAAGCGCGTCCAAGATCGGGAAGATCTCGGGGACTTCGACCTTCGGCATGTACGACGCGCGGTGCAGCGACCAATGCCGGTCGTGGGTCGCGGCGTAGAACGTGCGCCACGCGTTGACGATGTGCCGGCGACGATCACGGGCACGCTGGAACAGATCCATGACGTCAGTGACCAGTTCGTGCTCAACCTCACGGGACATCGTGGGGAGATCGGATGCGTCACGTGGCGGCGGGTCCGCTTCGGTGACCTCGTTGCCAGGCGCGAGCGGGTCCACGGGGTCCGGGAGTTCGTTGCGGTCCTCGGCGTCGTCGGACGCGTCGTCGGTGGGACGCGGGGCGGGGGCGAGGGTCGCGGCCATGGTAGAGGTGATAGTAGTGGCGTGGCGGGGGGATGGGAAGGACTGAACCTGCTACACGCCAAGTGACTTGGGCAGCTTCATCGGCCGGCCCTCATCATGCATCCGCTTGACCACCGATTCCATGCCGTCACCGGTCACTCCGAGGGCTTCGGTGTCGCGCATATCCACGGGCTTGAAGTCGTGCGGGATGCCGGTGCGGGCTGACGCTGCCTCCGATGCGGCCTTCAACTGTTCGCGCAGGTCCCGGTCGCCTGACACGTATCCCCCGACGGTCGGGGAATAGTGGCCTTCGGTGGGCAGGGTGAACGGCGGTGGCGTGTAACGGCGGACCAGCGCGGAGCCGCAGTCGTCACAGGCGAGGAGACGACCCGATTCGGCCATCTCCGTGAACTTGGCGATGGTCATGGTAGCCGTGAACTCTTGGTCACACGTCTTACACACATACAGGTACACCGGCATGTCGGTCATTCTCCTTGGTCTTGGTCGTTCCAGGTCATCCAGTCCGGTTCCGCGACATCCGCGTCATCGTCCTGTATCGCCATCGCCGCAGTCATCATCTCGTGTGCCCGGCTCGCGCCACCCGCATACGGCATCGGCGGCGGTTCCAACATGTGGCACGCGACCGCGATGTTCATTGCCATCACCGTGTCATCGAATCCGTCCTTGGACGCCGGCCCGTATTCGCCGTTGTCCAACACCACGTAGTTCTTCATCTCGGCGTAGAGGGTGGACGAGTGGATCGTCAGGTCGTGGGCGACGATCACCGATTTCGTCCAACCAACCGCCATGTGCTTCGACTGTTTCGTTGTGGACCAGCCGTGCTGATCGGAGACTTTGCCGGGGGTCGCGTCGGGCCGTGACCGCTTGTAGATGTACGGGTAGTTCTTGGCGATCAACGCCCCGATCGTCGCGTATCCAGGGCCTTCGATCTCCGATGTGATGAGCGCGTTGTTGTAGAACACACCCAACTGGAACAGCACGTCCGCGAACGCCGCGGGGGTGATCCGTGCCCGCCACTCCGCAACCTGCTCCAGCGTGCGGCGGTTGAGTACCTGCACGCACGCGAAGTCTCCGCGGGTCGTACGTGTCGGGTCGCCCGCGACGAGATATTGCCCGTAGTCCGGGTCGGCGGATGGTGCCCGGTAGATCGTGAGTGGCCCATCCGATGCCTGCTCGAAATGCACCCCGCGGGACGTTTCGATGAGCTGACCCTTGTAGCCAGGCTCAGGGTGGTAGCAGTCCGTGAGGTCGACATGGGGGTACACGTTGGTGCCCGACGACACGAAAGCCATTTCTGGCGTAGCCGGGTACTCCTGGTCGAACATATGTACGTCGTTATCGCACTCGTCGCGGATGCAATGCCGACGCCACCACAGCCGGGAGTCAGAGATACCCATCTCCCGCAACATCTGCTCCGCCTGGTCCAATGGTCCGAGTGGGCGTGTCGGGTCGATCCCGATGGCCTCGGCGGTGTATTCGGGGTGACGGTGCCACGGGAAGAACAACGGTTCGTACTCAGACTCCCCGTTGACGGCGCGGTTCCACATCTGCTCGAAGAAGTTGCCGACACCCTGGGCGGTGGATTCGATGACGACGATCGTGCCGGGCTTCTTCGGGATGGTTTGGGCGAGGCCGGTCCACACCTTCTTCGGCTCCGGCCAGTACGCCACCTCGGACGCGTGCAGGCCGTGGATGGTGGCCGAGCGCCCTACGGCTTTGTTGCCGGCCGTCGCGACGGTCATGGACGATGTGGCATCGACGCCGGGTGTCTCCCAGGCCAACTTGTTCTGGCCTTCGTACTTGGTGGAGTACAACGGCTTCAGTGGGTCGGTGTCCCAGTACCGTTGCGTCATCGCTAGAAGGTTCTGGGACGCCGGGACCTCATGGGCCATGACCATCGCCTTGTAGTTCGGGATGACATGGCACGTGCAGTACAGCATCGCCTCCGTGACCGTCGAGATCCCGAGCTGGCGGGCCTTCAACGTGATGATCCGCACCCGGCCGGTGGTGTCGAGTTGGCGTTGGGCGACGGCCAGGAACTCCTCCTGCGCCCAGTTCGGGACGAACGGGACAACCTCGATGTCCTTCGTGAGGATCGAGAGGCGGGTGACGAGTGCGCGGAGGTCCACCCCTACGCGTCCGTGGGTTCGGCCGGCGCGTCAGGCGTGTCATCGGGTGGCGTGTCAGGCATCGGCTCCGGGTACACCACGGCGGTCGCGGGGATCGCGCCACCAATGTTGCCGCGGTAGTCGGCGTACAACTGCCCGACGGCGATCCGCAGGTCCTCGATGCGCGAGTCGGTTTGGTCGTCCGCGAGGGCTTTCACGAACACCGGGCCGAACACTTTGATGACATCGCGTCGCGCCGAGGGTGTGCCGGTACGCAGCATCTTCTCGGCCTCAGCGAGGGCGAGGTGGGCGAGGTCGGTGAGCTTCGCTTTGAGGGCGGTGTCGTCCGCGAGGACTTGGGACGTGGGCGTGGAGAGGAGGTCCGCGATCGGATCGGTGGCGGTCACGGCGCATTCCGTTGCACGGTCAACCCCGGCATGACCTGGCGTTCCGCATCGACTTTCAGCATGGTCCCGCCGATGCCGGCCAACACCTGTGCCGCGGCCCAATGGTCCTTCGGGACCGCGACGTTCAGCACGAGTAGTTCGTTGGCAACGTCGTATCGGGCTCCGGAGATGTAGCACTCGAACGACGCGACCGGTTCCCACGCGGTGCCGATCTCGCCCATGACGGTCATCGTGCTGGTAAATCGCGGGTGTCTTTCACCACTCCGCACTCCGTGCACTTGGCAGTAGCCATTGACCTATCCCTCTCTGGCCCAGCTCAGGTCTGGACCGATCAGCAGTTCCTTCATCTTGGCGAGGTGCGTGTTCTGCATCGCGACGAGCTCCATCTCGAATCCATGCTCAGCAGCAAGATCCCGCACCCCGTCAGCGTCGTCGTAGGTCAGGAGCACGTCGCCTTCGACTGCCTCGGCAACGGCAAACAGGCGCTCGTGGTCGAGCTCGAAGCAGTTGTAGAGGCGTCGTCCAGCCTTCTTTCCCGCAGCCGTGTACGGCGGGTCGATGAAGTGGACGACGTCGCGTCGATCGGCGACCGTCTCCATGACGTCCATCCCGTCGCCTTGGATGAAGGTGATGCGGTCGCGGATGGCGGCGATGGCGGCGATGCGCCGTTGAATGGTCGTGGCGTACCAGCGTGAGGCCACACCCTTCCCGTTCTCACCGTTCTTCAGGGGCGCCGAGCCAGCGGCCAGGATCCCACCGTGGTAGGTCCGGTTCTTCAGGATCGTCTGAAACGCTCGCTCCTGGGTTGAGGTCGGCGTCCGCTCCATCTCAGAGACCACGTTCTCCAAAGTGCAGTCGAACTCCCCGATGCGTCCGATGAGCCACTCGGCATCGCCTTCCAGGATCGTCTGCCAAACCGCAGCGACCTGTTCGTCAAGCTCAACGAGGGTCACATGATCCGCAAGGCCTTCGAAAGCGACGGAGAGTCCGACGATGGCACCGCCAGCGAACGGCTCCACGAGGAGCGCAGGGATGTTCGGCTGGCTCCGTAGCCACTGTCGGATCTTTGGCACTAGCCAGGTCTTGCCACCGGGATAGCGGAACGGGCTGCGGTGGGGCACTGACGCGACGTTGACGATCTTGTCGCGGATGCGCTGCGGAAGGACGACCTCGGTCATCGGGTGGTCTCCTTGTGGTCGCGGTTCGGGTCACGGGTCACGGCTTCTTCTCCCACGGGTACTCGGCGGTGCCTGGTTCGACCATCACCGCGTCGGGTCTGACGTTGGGCGGGATGGCTTGGTCCATCGGGTCGGACATGTCGTTGCTGACACCGAGGAGATCCGGCCCGCCCGCGTACGGGTTGTCGCGCCAGTCCCCGCCGATGCCGCCTTGGAGCCGGGCCATCACCGCGGCCGGGTCGGTATGGGCGACGGGTCCCAGTTCTGGCCCACGGTGTACATCCAGGTACGTGGCCCGGACCAACTCACGCAACAGTTCGGCGTTGGCGTCGGAGGCCACGGGGGTGTCGGAAGGTCGTTTGGTGTCGCCGGCCGGCATGATCTTCCGCTCGAGCATCACCAAGCCCGCGATGATGACCACGTACGCGGCCCCGGTGGCTGTCGCGATTGCCCATCCCGTCCCTGTCACGGTACGGAGCATGGACGACAAGGCGATGACTGACTTGAAGAAGGGGCGCACGTCGCTCGGCTCGCCGTCCACGGTGTCTGAGGTGGCCGGCCCCAAGGCCAACATCCGGTTGGATTCCCTCGCGAAGCTCGATCGTCTCATCAAGTCCGCGAAGTCCGCGGAGGCCGCGGCCCTGAAGCTCGACGCCCAATCGGTTCCGGCCCGGTTCCACGACATCATCCAGTCCCTTGCGGACGAACAGATCAAAGCCGACCTCATCGCGTCAGGCGTGGACCCGGCACTTGC